TAATGAGGAAGCATATTTAGCAAGTCTAATATTTGCTTTATCATATTGTTCTAAAATCGGTTAGTAATTCAAATTGAACTTCTCCACTTGTTAAATTGGTAGTGAATTGGTTAATAATGTAACGCTTGTCTCTAATAATTACTCTATCATTTACCTTTAAATTAGTTAAAAGGCTAATTGGTAACATAGCTTTTACCTTAACTATCCTAGACTTAATCCCAAAGATGTTTTCTAGGTAGTTAGAATAGTAGTTATTAAATAGTGACTCGTTCTCAATAGCTTCGGTGTAAGTAGATTGCTCCGCTCCAAAGTTTAACGTATAATCTACCGAGCTAATCAAGGTGTCTTGTCCAAATATATTAGCTTGCGTTTCGTCAGTAGTAGAAGAACCATCATTAAAATGATAATTAGAAACAGTTTGCGTAGTGCCATAATCATAAAGAATAATAGGCTTAGGTATATAAGGAATAAAGCTAGGCTTTAACGCATATCCTACTTGTAGATTAGTCCCAGTAAATTTGTTATGAAGTAAAGTTTCAAATGGTAATTCTACGCTATACTCTTCTCCATCGTTCTCTAGTTCGTAATACAAGTCCCCATAAGGTACTTTAGAACGAGACATAAATTCTACGTTTAAGAAAGACTCCGCTTCTTGATATTTAAAGTTTACCTTCTTGTAAGGCTTGCTTCTTTCGATGTCGATAACGTCATTAATGATAAATTCGGTTATGTCTCTTGTCGTTCCATTTGCATACCATCCCTCTAATTGTTCAATTTTGTATACACCAGGTGTGTCGGAGTAGCACGTTAAATTAAACATTTTTAAAATACCACTAAAGAACTCCTCGATAGTCATCTCTGGCATATATTGAGCCAAGTCCATCGTAGTAGTAGTCGTTTGAGTAGTGCTTTGAGTAACTGTTAAGTCACTTACTTTAGTGTAAGTCCCTCCAATTAATGTACCAGTCTCATAATAGTAAACCGAAGTAAACGAAATCGCTGCCGTAGATGCAATATAAAACGTATAAGCTCCCGAATCTCCTAAAGGTACTTCTAAGTACATTGGAGAAGTTTGAGTTAAATAGCTTTGAGTATTTACTACTACTCCATCTTTATAAATGTAGAAGAAGAACTCTTGGGCATCTTCTCCAATACCAGGTACGCTAAACGTAATAGTGATATTCGATTGAGCTTGATATTCGGGAGCGGTAGGCTTTACATAATTAAGCGTATCGCTATAAACGTTAAATATTCCTTGAGAGCCGGTAGTAGAAGTATTCGTTTGAAAGTTTAACTTATTAGCTACCGTTTTTAATTCAAATAGCTCGCTATTTTTTAGCCATAAGAAAGCTCTAGTAAATCTTGAATCCGATAAGAATTCTCCTTGAAAAGTAACACCCAAGCTAGAAGCTATTGCATCAAATACACTCTTTACTCTAATCGCTGGGAATAAATCACTATAATAAATAGGATGAGAGTTTTGAGCAATATTATAATCACCACTTCCATACTCCCAAATATTTTTAGAAGAAATTAAAGGAAACATTACGTCATTTCCAGCACCACCGATAACTCTGTTTTTTACTACCGTCCCAGTATAACTAAAATTGTACGCACTTAGGTTTAAGTCTTTTAAGAATTTGCCTCCGAAAGTGTCCTTTAAGGAAACTAAAGCACCAAAGAAAGTAATTTGATAGTTATCTATTTGCCCATTTTTAAAGCTAGCCTTTTCTAGTTGCACTTTACCCTTGCGAAATGAAGCATAATCTAGCTCTATGTACGCATTCTTTCGAGTTCTAGCATCGAATCCATTGTCTAATGAGTTCTCATACCAATGCTTAAAAATTCGGTTGTTATATGGAGTCGCAGGGATAGTAAAAGATTGACTAAAATCCGTGAAGACTTTAGATATATCGTTTACATTTTGAACGCTTGAAGTAACGCTAATAGTTTCATCCGAAAAGAGTTCTACCCTTTGAGGCTCGCCACTAATATCGTCATAAATATAAAGAAGTACGTTAATCATTAAACTACGTTGTTAATAAGGTTAAACGCATAATCGAACTGAATCTCGTAATTAATGTTTCTATCCTTTAGGCTAGTCTTTAAATCGGTAGCCGTAGTTTTTACTTCCACCGGCACTCCATCTAAAAGAATTGTCTCGGCAAGAAGTAAGTCTTGAATCAATTCATTATAGTTCTCAGGAATCCATCCAGTGTTTAATCGGATGCTTTGGTTTCCGTTTATATTGAAAGACTTTGTTTCCGCTCTATTAACGTTATAATCTACCGCATCGGGCAATAACTTAAACGTAGTTCCTTGCGTTTGAATGCTATTCGTTTGTGCCTTAAAGAATGTCAAGAATTGCCATCCTCCAAAACGATTAATAAATTGACATACGATAGGATTATACTTAGGCTCGCAAATAGGCATAACGTTAATCGTAATGCTTTTATCTATATATTCTCCTGTAGGCTTCCAATTAATAGTACAAGTGTTACCTTTATCATACTTAATTGAAGACGTTCTTAAAGGAACTTTGTATAGTTTAGCTCCGTCTCTAGTAATAGTATCTATCACTTCGTTACGACCTCTTAAATCTTTATAGGATACGGTAAGCGTTGCGGGACTAGAGTTATCCGCCCAAACATTAACGTAAGGATAGTCCGTAATTCCCTCCTCGTAGCGATACTCTAGGCTAGTATTTGCTAGTACAAGAATATCGGCGGTCGAGCCAGTTTGATTGTAACCACCAGAGTAATTTGTATATCCACCAGTTGCATAGTAAGTAGTAGTATCTAATAGCGTGTATGAGCCTAGAGAAGCCTCCTTATAACGCTCTACCTCTACGATAGCAAGCATAGAGTTTGTATTGTCGCTAGGAATAATCGCCTCAATATACTCCTTTACGTATGGTGCAATATTGTAGACGTTCTTTCTATTTGTGGTAGAAGCAATCGATTTAGTAAAAGTATATGTAGCCTCATCGGGTCTCGTGTCAGGATTATTCCATATACGTAACACAATCCTTGAGCCTAACTGGCTTGTCTCGTTTACCTCAATAAAGTAAGGACTTCTAGCGTAGATTATCATTTTCTATTTTCTAATTTATAACTTACAAGCGTGTCTATATCCGCTTTAAATGCTTTAATTAACTCCTTGCCTAAATACCTATCCTTTGCCACCTCAAAAGGTTTAGTAAAAAATAAGCTAGGTCGTATTCCGGTTTGATAAATACTTCTAGTGATAATGAAAGCCGTAGATTGATAGCTCAAAAACTTACCGCTCTTTTTATCTCTAAATTGTATTCCTTTTAATCTTACCCATTTGTCTATCCCTTCGGTTAGTCCACCCGCTCTACCTTTACCGCTACCAAACTTAAACGGACTATTAGGAGCTTTAGCACTCTTTGATTTACCTCTAACCCCCTTGTCTTGGTAAGCTCCATAGTCTTCCATAGAGAAGTTAATTAGAGAGTAGTTATCCTCTTTTAAAACCTCGCTACTAATGCTATTGTAAAGCTTACTAGAGACGTTCTTTCCGCCTTTAGTTAGGTTGCTTCGTGATTGTTGAATAACGTAGCTCCTGAACTTTTTAATCAAATCGTCTACGTGCTTTAATTCCATTAGCAAATAGTCATATCGTTTGGAGTCATAACGTCAAAAGTTAGCGTCCATCCAGCTACTTTGTTCTCAAATCTATCCGTGAACGGCTCAGCGTTTGGAGCTGATTCCACTTGTACTAGATTAGTAAATAATGAGCCTCTCATTAAGTCGGAACTTAACTTAGAAGCTAAAGCTAATTGCGTGTTTAAAACGTCTTGCTCATTATCGTTACCCGCCCATACATCTGTTACCTCTTCCTTGCTCTCGTCCACTATATCCATGAATAGAATAGAGATATTTAAAGACGTAGTATTTTCCCCTAGTTGAGCATTGTTTACAATGATATGAGACAAAGGAAAAATCGTTTGTTTATTCAAGTCTACTTTGAAGATGTCCCCAATAGTTACCGTATTAATAAAATTGGTATTCTTTAGGTAATCCTTTAAAGTATTTACTACGTAATAGTATCCGTTCATTATTTTTGATTTTTAATCATTCTCATTTCTAAATTATTCTTTTGCTTTTCAAAGGTTAAGAACGTTAAGCATTGATGTAAGGCAAGTTTTGAAATTTCATCAAATCGTCTAACATCTCCTTGAGCGAGAGCATAGATAGAGCTATACCATCCCCATCGTTTCCCAAATTGTGCTTGTTCGCTATATCCATTTTCGTCATGTTCTCCTCCAAATAGGTCAGCGTACTTTTCAGCAATTCGTTGCCTAAATGATAAAAAAAAACCATCGCTCCCAAAACTACATCAAGCGGAGCGTGCTTCATTACATCCGCATAAGTTATAGAACCTTTGTACTCCTCTATCGTATATCTATCCCCCATCTTATTAGTAATCGGTCTAAATAACACCGCCATAGCTTTGTGCATCTCATCCCAATCGGTAATATAAGTGTCTAAATCAACATACTCGCCCTGAGTCATATCGTCTAGGTTAGGAATAAATCCGAACTCTACTCCACCTAATTTAAAGCGTGGTATAAACTTATGATTTGTATTAAATAATGCACCAAGATTATTAGTAATTTCATTTACATCCTTACGCTTAATGCTTGCTACATCCTTCAAATCAATTCCACAAAAAATCTGCACCATCTTTTGGTGCAAAAACTCGCTTTCTTCATTTTCCTTAGCAATCTTTAGAAATTTTTGATATTGAGATAGCTTAATTTCTTTGAGTTGCGTAGGAATATTTAATTCTAGCTTCATAATGTATAAACGTTATTTGTTGTTTTTTGTATTAGTAGACAAAATACTTTCCACTATTGGGATTTGAAAGTTGATAGAAGACGTTGTAACGTATGGCATCAATGGCGTGGTTAAAGTTATCGACCACAAGTCCAGACTTCTTATCCGAGTAGATGTAGTTATTAAGTTCTTTTCCAATGTTTTGGGAGTTAGGTTCTATAATTAATTCGTAGTCTTGCATAAGTGCTAGTCCGGCGGTAATACTACCCGCTCCTTTTTCGGTTGCTATAATATTGCACCCTTGCGATTGAAGCTCGGCAATAAGTCTAGGCTCGGCACTATCCGCAACTATTAAGCCTTTACCACAAACACGCTTGTTAATATGACCTATCTCGCTTGTAGTTAGCTTAGGTTTATACAAATGCTCCTTAATATAGATGCGCTTTTTATTTTTATCAATAGCCACCTCTACCAATGTGGTAGGGTCAATAGAGAATCCAAAGTCTTGACCAAATGAGGTTTGTAAGTTATCAGGATTAAAGGGCCCATAACTCCAATTAGTAAATACTACACCTTCTGCTTTTTCTAACCAACCACCCAAAATAGTGTGCTCGTATTTTCGTTTATTATTAATTTCTAATAATTGAATTTGATTTATAAATGATTCACTAAGGTATTCTAGATTGTCTTTATAGGTGGTATGAATGTAGGTGGTATCTCCATTTGTAATAGAACTTCCATCTTGTATTCCTTTATCTTGAAAAAACCTACTGTAAATAAAATGCTCTTTTGTTGTCGGATTAAGAATAAGGATAACTCTATTTTGTTTAAAGTTATTACGGATTGAAAAATCTATTTTATCAAAAATACTTTCATCTGTTAGCTCTTCCGCTTCATCTAATATCCAAGTGGTTACACCTTGTAAGGATTTAAGATTTGCAGTCTGCGTTCCGCTTGAGGTTTTGATACCCTTAAATAATATCTTTGAATTTGTGCGAGTGTTAATAATCTCATCCTTTGTGATATAGAAATCGGATTCAAGCCCAGCCATTTCTATCTTTTCAACGAACTCGGGAATAATTGAGATATTAGCCGAAGTTAATGTATAACGAGTAAATAGTATAACGTGACCAACTTCGTACGTTAAAAGCAAAAGGAAGGAGTTTAAGGCAAATGATTTACCAGAACCCCTTCCTCCAGTTACAACATAATATCGGCTATCACTATTAAATAAAGGAATATACTTTTTATTAAGTTCTATCACTTAAATTTTATAATTTCTTTAATGTCAAAATCTTCTAACTGATGCTTGTTTACACTTTCAACGTGATTCATAGAAAGCTGGCGAAGCTCATCTGGGCTTGCTATTAGTTTCATCAGTCCCATTTGTAATGTAGGATTATCTGATTTATACCACTTGGAGCGCATTGATACTTTAATTTCAGTTCTTACATTAGTAAGTGCATCTTTTATAGTGTCTAATTTATCTAGGTTATTATTATAAAATGTAGCTCTCGAGCAGGGCAAGTAAGCTATGATATCATCTATAAAAAACAATTTGTATTTTTGAATTGCTTCAATAGATAATTTCTCTAAATTCTCCTTAGTGTATTTTAAATTATTTGCCATTATTTTATGTAAGATAGAAATTCATGTCTTGCATTTTGGTCTTCTTTAAACAAGCCAAGTAGCTTTGTAGTGGTAGTCCAAGTATCGTGCTTCTTTACACCTCTCATACACATACAAAGATGCTGGGCCTTTAATGAAACCGCAACACCTCTAGGATTAAGTTCTTGTTGAATTTTTTCAGCAATCTGGGATGTTATCCTTTCTTGATTCTGAAATCTGTTAGCAAACAAATCCACCGTTCTAGCTAATTTGCTTAATCCAACAATCTTCTTATTAGGAATATAAGCTACTGCTGCAGTTCCAAAGAATGGTGCAGTATGATGTTCACATAAGGAATAAAACGGAATGTTCGTTTGAATAATCATCTCGTCAGTCCCTTCAGCATCAAAAGAAGTAAAGTTAAATACCTTTGGCTCTAAAAATTCCTTCATGAATTTAATATACCTTTTTGGTGTATCTTTTAATCCTTCTCTTGTTGGGTCTTCTCCTAAGTATTGAAGGATACGAACAAAATTATCTTCGACCGGTTCTTCTTTTTGTTCCCAAGGAAATACTAACCATTTGTCTTTCAAGTCTTCCTCAGTTTGTTTATTAAATAATCCAATGAAAGGTTTATTATAAATTTTAAATGCTTCCTCAGTCTTTCCACTATCAATAAGGTCATCAATAATAACGTCAGCTTCTTCGATTGAGTCTACCGGATTAAGCATTGCAGAAATATATTGACCTCCTCTTGGAACTCCGTAATATTTTAAATTCTTATCTAATAAAGAAACTCTATATTTTATTTCCTCCCAAGTTATACTCCGGTTTTTTGATTCCATAATGTTATGTGTAGTCTATGTGAATAGTTAAATTTATGTTGTTTACAAATTTCGGCTACCTTCTCCGCTTTTTGTTTTAATAGAGTTTCATTTTCTCCTGCAGGCATTAACCATACC